CTGGCTGATGTCGTCAACATGAACTTCCGTGCCGGGAGTGCTAATGTCGAGAGCTTCACCGCCTTCTTCGTGGGGACAACCTTCTTCCATAGCAGAGCCATCATCATTACGATTCACTGTCTCGTGCAAGAAATATCTTGGGTCGATTCTTTTTACATTTTTTCTGCGTGCCATTGTATTATTCCTTTAAAGTAGTCAACTGCCTTTGCAGCATCGTCGTACTGGTTGTAACATCCATTTAGTCATTTTTTACTCCTCCTCCTATTTGTATTCCATCATCACAGATAATCATATTTAGGGCATATGAAGTGCCCGAGCTTAAGCATCCCAACAAAAACCCCGTAACAGGATTTAAGTTATCAAAAATAAATAGTTCCGTGTAACCATTAACGCCCCATAGAAATATTCCTACCCAAAATCCTATACACATAGGACAAGAAAAGAAATAATGTTTAGGCCTGATACGATCTAAAATCTTAGAAAAGCAAAGAAGCTGCGTGAGACCATACGCACACAAAATAAATACTAGAAGGCTCTCTAGAACAGGCCACATTATGACTTGCATTACATCTTGTAGCGAAGCGGGATATAATAATATCCTGGTACCATCGCACCCTTCTCAGCTTGCTGCGGCACCTCTCCAAGCTCTGTCGAATCCAGATCGGTGGGCTCAGTAAAGTAGTCTTCAAGATTCTTTTCGTATTCCTCGGCCCTCTTCAGAACGTCAGCTTCGACGGTAATAAACTCTGATATAACATATACTGCTGCCTGAAGGGCATTAGCCTTCTTACTTTCTGGTATTATGCCCTCTAGAGAACTAAAAATATTGCCCCCCTGGACACTATCTCTCTCAACAACCCCCTTGTCGGCTAAAAAATCGAAAAGACGTGTTTGTGTTCCATAAGCATCCTCAACGGAGTGGCTCTTTGGAAATGCCACGACCTTGCTACTTTCTGGCAACAACACAATATCAATAATGTCGTGATCCATTATCAAAAGATTTCCATCTAATGTTTTACGAGCATGCAGTTCTACAGTTGCCTGCGGGCCGCCGACGTGGATCTTGATCATTACGAATTTATTTCCCTAACAAGTTCTTGAATGTTTAGAACTCTCGTAACAAGTTCTTGAGTTGGAGATGCATTCTTAAAGCCTTCTAAAATGTTCAGTACTTTTTTGGTCTTCTCAACCATTTCCTCATCAGTAAAAACTTCTTCCATTTTTAGTGAGGCTGCGACTGTCTTCTTAAGTCGCCCTATTTCTTCATTTAGATATAACTTTAACTCTAAACCATTGTCAGCAAAAGAAGCAATATATTTACCAAGCAAATCTTTCTGCTCTTTAAGAAGACCCGTATATCGCTCATTAAACTTCTTCACGAAAGAATGATAAACGATATTATCGATTGGTTCTAACTTGTTCTCTTCTAACTTTTCTGTAGAGTTCATCATTTTAACCAACAGATCTTCATGCAAAACTCTCTGCTTCACAGGTGTGCTGGTATTGAAAATGGTTGCTACGGTCGCGAGAGATTTAAAGTTAGGAACAAAAGTATTCCACGCGTCCTTGGAGAGTGTTTTATTAATCTTATTAATTATTCTAGTCTGCGTGTCAAAAATACTCTTGCCATCCAAAAGCGAGTGAGCCATCTTAGTTTCTTGCAAAAGTTTCTCAGCTAGATACAACTCAAGATCGGTTGTTTCTACTAGTGTTCTATAATACTCCAACTCTTTTCCAAGAATTGTAGAGGATCCAAAAGTTTCTTTTATGAGGCCCGAAACAAAGTTCTTTCGCCTAGCGTCTTTATCGACTATGGCGTCAGTCAACTCTTTTATCAGTACCTCATATAAAAATGCGGTATTTCTTTTTTTATTGTGTTTTAGTCTCACTTGTTATGATCTCCGCTTCTTTTTCTTCTAGTTCGGTAATTAGCTTTTGAATACCTCTAGTGTTCTCAAGTAATTTTGTTTCTTCATCATCTCTATAAATAGGCTCTAACTCTTCATAAAGTGCGTTGATGTTTAAAAGCTCGTGTCCTGGGAAGATATTTCTATGTGCTGTCTTGGCGCCGCCGCGGGCGAGGCTGCGCAACTTTCGTTTTGTCGGGCCTGATTTGTTAGTGCGGCTGCGTTTTGATTTTACAGGGTAATAAGGCTTCCCGTGTGATTTCGCCGCAAGACTATTTGCTGTCGGATTATCTTCTCGGCGTGCTGGGGCCGCCAAGAGCGCGCTCTCTTCGCCTTCTCCTGTGGCGCCACCGGCTCCAGGTTCGCCACCCAACTCGCCACCTAACTCGCCGGCAGGTTCGCCACCTAACTCGCCGCCAAGGTCGCCGCCAAGGTCGCCGCCAAGGTCGCCGCCAAGGTCGCCGCCAAGGCCGCCGCCAAGGCCGCCGCCGGCCATTTCTGCCGCGGCAGTCTCTGTAATGGCGTCAAGAGCTGCTTGATATTTGCGATCGTAAAAAGCTTCGCGCTGGTTACGTAAGAACTCTTCATCAGTTAGATTGAGAATATTCTTAGCAATCCAGTGCTTACTAAACATGCCTTCAACAACGTTGTTGGCAAGATCAAACTTAGTTCGCAAATGTTCTATTTCCTGAAGCTCGGCGATCTTAGAGGGATTGTTCAAAACCAGTTTGAAGGAAATCAGATCAGGACCTCTATACCCCAAAGTGAATAAATGAACAACAGCAATCTTTTCAAGCTCTGACAAGAAGGCTCTCTGAAGTCTCTGAATCGTTCGTGCAAAACGAACATCTTTTTGAGCAAGCGTTGTCTTGTCTTCTTCGCCGCCTTCGGTCATTGACAAATATGAATGAGGAATCTTGATAGCAGAGAATAGCTTATCTCGAATATACTTTACATCATCAATATCGTTAAGCTGAGATGCGCCGGCGAGAGTACTGATATCTGAACCGACACCGCCGCGGATTGGAATAAAGTAATCCTCTTCAACAGATAAGGGATTATATCGCAAGTCAACGCGCCCAGTGGTGGCATCGACTAGGGAGTTTCTCTTCAATGAAGTCTTAACTTTCTCCATATATTGCTCAACATCTTGCGGCGGAATATTTCCCACATCAATCTTAAACATGCGACGCTCGGGGGCTCGCACGACGCGATAAGCCAGCATCGCGTCTTCAATCAAAACCAACTGGCGCCAAATGCGTCGAGCTGGATCTAAGACGGAGGTGCCATAGGGTGCATGCTTATCGTTTCCAAGAATGCGGAAGTGTGCCAACTGCCAGTTCTCAAATGTCATATTGGCTGAATTCCATTGATACTGAACGTAGTTGGGGTTTGTGGGATCTTGCCCCTCGAGTCTTTCCACTTCTCCGGACGGAAGACCGATAACACTCTTGACCCCGAGAACTTCATCGATGTCTAAATAAAGAAAAAAATCTCCATACTTACACATTGTTCTTGCCCAGCCAAAAGCGTTGAATTCGATATTGAGGGCATCATAATAAAGCGCCTCTAAGATACTTTTGATCTCTTCATTGCGACATTCAATCTTGATTAGCTTATTAAACTCATTTGAGGTGGTCATCTCATCAGCATAAATATCCATTGCCGATGCTATCTCGGGCATAAACTCCATCTGATCGAAATCGATATATCGCTCGTTACGATTCTGGTTCCGCATTGCAGCGGAAGTAAGCATGTTATAGTTTCTGGAAAGGTTATCGGCTGAACGTTTGAACTGTTGGCCGCTGGCACTTTTAAAGCGATACTGATATTTATCCAGCGCTGAGCGTCGTTCTTCGCGAGTAAACTGGGCGCGATAGTTAATCAGAGGTCCCGAGAGGAGCCTGGTTAATCTCTTGAAAAGAGGTGACGCTGGGTTGCGTGGGTTGTTTTCGTCGTTGGCTGCCATCTATTTATCCTTTAATAATTCCTAAATATTGCTCATTGAATGCTTTTGCTTCTTCTATCCGTTGTTCTTCGCTGTGCCTCTTATAGCCCAACATTCCCGGAATTGATGTATTCATTGTCCTAGTAGACGTCGACATTGATAAAAGAGCATTCTTATTATATTCTACCATTCTTTGGTTCTCGACTAAAACTGTATCTCTCACCCAGCACCCAATAGCAAATGACATAACTAAATCATCATTATATGATCTCATCGCTTGCGCTCGGCCGTTGTGCCAAACAAATGTTTTCATCTCTGATAACAGGCGATTAGAGTTAATCTTAATTAGTTTGTTTCTCATAAACTCTTCCATCTTTGCTATCACCAAAGGCCTCGTCTTAGAAGAGGTTGTAAACCCGGGAACGATATTCGACATCCACTGGGCTTGTATAGGGTCAACATAATCATGGGAAGACTTTGTAGAATGGTAAACATTATTATAGCCCTTATCTTTAAGTTTATTAAGTACAGCAAAGCCAATATTGTTATTCTCGGCTACTACCATGCACGTGCCATATTCGGTACCGGCATCAAATAACATATCAGCATAATCATCTGGATTTGGCTTGCCGATATATTCCGCGACTATCTCCATAGTCTCTAGCTTGAAGATATGAAATGCCGAGTTATCCTGACCATCACCTCTTGCTATGTCTGCCGAGAGAAGATATGTGCTATCTGATTGATGTTCTTCCCAGATCCAATAGTTGCGATCAAAGCCGGTACGATATTTGGGCTCTTTAGTGTTTTCAAAATAATGAATAATGTCGTCTGGATGTATAACGGTTTCGCCTGAAACATTGAAGTTGCACTCAAGTTCTTGTGCAATCTGGCGACGAGACATGTTCTTTGTCTCTTTTTCATACCACAATTGGTCCCGATCGGGATGCACATTCCACAGAAGCGTAGTCATATGAAAAGCATTTGTACCCGCTTCTGCCTCGACACATGTTTTGTGGAACCAGTTGCCAACGCCATTGGGAGTAGAAAGAGCAATACAACGACCACCGGTTGATAGGGTGGGGTACAATGCGGTCCAAAGCTCTTCTAGTGCCTCAACATGTGCAGCCTCATCAACAACCAATAAAGATAACGCTTCCGAACGGCCGGCATCCGAAGAGGTTGAAGATGCTTTAATCTGGGAACCATTAGTAAGTTCAAACGAAGTCCGGTTATCAATATGAATCTCCGAGATTCTCATCCAAGGAGGAAGCTGCTTCATGATCTTCTTTACTTTGCGAACCAGATTGGTTGCCGTTTGAAGCTTCGTAGCTACAACTAAAATGTTCTTGTCGCGATGAAACAGCATTAGCCACACAATATATGCTGCTGTGATGGTGGAAATACCAAGCTGGCGCGCTTTTAAAATAACATTAAAGCGGTAATCGTTAAAATCTCTTAGAAGATCGTCTTGAAAATCATAGGTCTTAAAAGGAATAAGACCTTTCTGTGGGTGGGATATCTTACAATAGTTCGTGATGAAGTGTATCGGGTCTTTGCCTGATTTTACTACTTCTTTCAGAATCTCTTGCTTAGTAAGCTGATATCCCATAGCACGTCGCTAGCTACCTTTGCGCGTGTCGTTCTTAGGGCGCGTTTTGCCAGACGTTCCACCGGCATACGTGGCCTCTTTGCGCCCAAGCGACAGCCAATCTCTGACTGCTTTATCTAGCCGTTCTTCTGATGTGCCCTTGACTTCCTCAACCTCGTTAAGGCCGCCGATTTTATAATCGCACGTGGCGCAAACATCGGTTCTGTAGTTTGAAAGCTTTTGTACAAGAATTGATGGCTCGCCTATCTTAGTAAGCGTTAGGCTGTTTCCGGTAATCGCCTTATACTCTTTCTTGAGAAAGGTTGCAATCTTGCCTATCATTCCAGAAATCTCATTTTCAAATCCGTTTTGTGCTACTTCCTTCAAGCGAGTTTCAGATTGATAAAGGATAGTCAGGTTGGGTCCGCTAAAGCGTACTTTGAATCCATCAGATACGCGTCTATCATTAATAATGTGCCCTTCTTCTCGTTTTAGACCCACCTTACGCGCGCGCCCGTCTGAGTTTAAAGACTCTTCATGAGAGCCGTCCCAGGCGTTTGCTGCTGCTTGGTTAATTCCTTGAATGATTTCTAGTACTGTTGCCATATTATTCTCCTGTTCCGGGGTGTTCCATCTCGGGGTTAAGTCCTATCATGTATACATCGGCTCCGGCGTGACCTACGGGCTTTACTATATAAGGCGAATCTCCTTCGCCTGGTCGGCTGCCATAACCGCTGGCATCCGGATCTACGTCATGAAGCAGATAATCTTTTACCATGTTATGGACTTCATCGGCCTGGCGTTCGGCACCTCTCACATAGTGACCCCATCTGTTTCCCGTGTCTATTATGTTGTTCGTGAGATTTTTCTGAATATCAATTTTTTGTTCTCCAGAGGGAACGTTCAGCCGACGGAGAAGACCATCGACGGCATCTTTGACTTGGTCGCGAAGCGGAAGATCAAACCTGGTTTGATAACGTGTCGGATCCTTAGCGGCAAGGCGGGCTCCGCCGCGCGCTCCGCGGGGCATCCCCGGTTCGCCTCCCCCTAGGGGCTCCGCCTCATTCAAAAACTGTCGCCAGCCTTC